CAAGCTAAAGGTGGATTAATAAAAGCAGCTAAAGGAGGACTTACTAAAAAACAAAAACAACTTGATGTTAATAACAATAATAAATTAGACGAACAAGATTTTGCCGCATTAAGAGCAAGTAAAAAAACTAATGCTATGTATGGTGGATTAATGAACAAGAAAAAAAAGAAAAAGAAATCATACGTAAAAGGTGGATTAGCTACACCTAAAAAATAGCTAAATTGACTAGCTACCCAACCCCCATATATTATATGGCTACGGAGGCCCTAGACAAAGGAAAATATTATGTCAGATATTGGTACAGTTGAACAACAACAAACTAAAGCATTTGTAAGTAAACCTTACAATAAAGAAGAAAAAATAAAAAAAGATGAGGAAGAGTTAAAGCAATTATTAGCAGAACAAAAAGGTGAAACAGAAGAAGCTAAAAAAGCAGAGGAAGAAACTAAAGAAGAAGAAAGTTTAGCTCCTGAAGAAAAAACCTTTAAGAAAAGATATGGAGATTTAAGGAGACACAATCAGGAAGAGAAACAAAAATTTGAAGCAAAGATAGCAGAATTAAATACACAACTTGCTGTAGCTACTGAAGCTCAAATTAAACTGCCTAAAAGTGAAGAAGAGATATCAGAGTGGGCACAAAAATATCCTGATGTATCTCAAATTATTGAAACCATTGCTATTAAGAAAGCAGATGAAAGAGCTAAACAAGTAGAGGATAGAGTTAAAGAAGCTGAGAAAATCCAAGAACAAGCCTCTAAAGAAAAAGCTGAAGCAAAATTAATGCAACTTCATCCTGACTTTGATGAGATACGTAATAGTGATGATTTTCACGATTGGGCAGATAACCAGCCTAATTGGGTACAAAAAGCATTATATGAAAATGATAGTGATGCCTTTTCTGCTGCCAGAGCAATAGACTTATATAAAGCTGATAAAGCTAAAGAAAATGTTGGAAAAGAAAAAAAGTCTAAGACTACTAAGGCAGCTTCTTCTGTAGCAACTAAGGGTTCTAGAACAGCACCACAAACAGAAGATACTAAAGGAGCTATTAAGGAATCTGATGTTCAAGCAATGTCAGGTGTGGAATACGAGAAGAATGCAGATAAAATTATGGAAGCCATTCAATCTGGTAAATTTATCTATGATATTTCTGGTTCTGCTCGTTAACCTATTGACTTTTGTCAAGAAAAAAATATAACTATAGTCGTGACCTCCTTACGGACAACTCACACTAAATTCAAGCAACTACAATTTTCTTTTAAATTACCTAGTTTAGTATAGGCCCAAAGTATTTAAAAACTGTACAAATTTAATTATTTTGCACCCTTGAAAGCCTAGCCTTTGTTAGAGACTGCTAGTTTGCGTCTGTTTTGCTGAAAGAAAAAGGAGTATTATTATGGCATTTTCTACAGCAACTGGGTACGGAAGTTTACCTAATGGTAACTTCAGCCCTGTTATTTACTCAAAACAGGTGCAACTTGCTTTTCGTAAGTCATCTGTCGTTGAGGAAATATCAAATTCTGACTATTTTGGTGAGATTGCTAATATGGGTGATTCCGTCAAAATCATCAAAGAGCCAGAAATAACAGTCAAGAGCTATGCTAGGGGTACAGTTATTACTCCTCAAGACCTTGACGATGAGGACTTCACTCTCAAGATTGATAAAGCTAACTATTTTGCTTTTAAAGTCGATGATATTGAAGAAGCTCATTCACATGTAAACTTCCAGCAACTCGCTACTGATAGAGCTGCTTTCCGTTTGGCTGACCAATTTGACCAAGAAGCTCTTGGTTATTTTGCAGGTTTCAAACAGTCTGCTCTTCATAGCAATGCTGATGCAGCTAATACTACTGTAAGTGGTACTGTAGCTGTTTCAACTGCTGGAACAGACGAATTATTGTCCTCAATGAAATTGGATGCATCTGACTTTACTGATGGTAGTGGAACAGCAGGTTCTGCCAACAATACTATTGTTTTAAATAGTAGAGCTGGTGGTGCTACTGATACAACTCCAGCAGCAGCCACAACTCATCCTTTGACATTGATTGCAAGAATGGGTAGAAAATTAGACCAACAAAATGTTGACTCACAAGGTCGATGGATTGTTGTTGACCCTGTATTCATGGAACTTCTTAAAGATGAAGATTCTCGTCTTTTCAATGGAGACTTCGGTGGAGACCAAGGTGGACTTGCTAATGGATTAGCAGTAGCTAATATTCATGGCTTCAAAGTCTATATGTCTAACAACCTACCTTCAGTTGGAACTGGTCCAGGTACATCTGCTACCTCTAACACTTCTAACTATGGTGCAATCATTGCAGGTCATTCGTCTGCTGTAGCTTCTGCCGAGCAAATTAACAAAACTGAAACATACAGAGACCCTGACAGTTTTGCTGATATTGTTCGTGGAATGCATATGTATGGTCGAAAAATATTGAGACCTGAAGCGATAGTTCGTGCTATCTACAATATAGGGTAAGGGAGATATAAAATGGCTACAGTCGCACTCGCAAACTCTACTCGTGGAAGTTCAGCACGAGGTAGACAACCATACTTTCTGCAAAATAGTGTCAACATGGCAACTGCTGCTACCTCTAAAGGTACTGCATTAGCTTCGTCTGACGTTATTACTGCGATTACAGTTCCTGCTAACACAGTTATTCTTCATGCTGGTTGGGAAGTTACTACAGCACATGCTGGTACTTCTTCTGACACAGCATTTGATTTCGGTGTTACAGGTGGTAACGTAGATGTTTTTGTTGATGGCTTCGATTTTGATGGTGCATCAGTAGGAGACTATTCTAGTCCTACTGCTGATAACTTCAATACAGTTGTTGTTGGCGGAACAGCAGATACAATCGACATTCTATTACAAGCAATGACAGGAACAACCACTGCTGGTGTTCTTAGATGTTATGCAATATTAATGGATTGTGATGATGTGGGCACATTAGGCCCAGATGAAGTTGACCGAGATACACTCGCTTAACTATTAGGATTGTGTGGGTTGGTTAATTCTGACCCACACTTTTCTTAGGAAATATTATGGCAACTACTTTTTTAACATTAGCAAATAGTGTAATCGCAAGAGTAAATGAAGTACAATTAACTTCATCAAATTTTAGTGATGCAAGAGGTGTACAAATTCAATGTAAGAATGCTGTTAATGAAGCTATCCGTTGGATTAATCAAAAAGAATTTAACTGGCCTTTTAATCACTCTACAAAAACACAAACTTTAACTCCAGGTGTAGCTAGTTATGATGTACCTAGTGATGCTAAAACTGTTGACTACGATACCTTTAGAATGGTAAGAGATGATGATTTAGGTATAGGTGGAGACAATTTAAATATTCTTACTTACTATGAATATGTCCAAAGATTTATAGAAGAAGAAGATGCAGTACAAACTACATTAACAAGTGGTTCTCATACAGATAGTGTAACTACAATTAATGTTGATAGCACCACAGGATTTGATAGTTCTGGTACAATATATATTGGTGCTGAAGTTTTAACTTACACAGGAGTAACAAGTACAACTTTTACAGGTGTAACAAGAGGTGCTAGTAGTACAACAGCAGCAGCAATATCTAATGATACTACTGTTGCTCAATTTGAAAGTGGGGGTATACCTACTCATGTTGTTAGAAAGTTAGATAATAACTTTGCTTTATATCCTTATCCTACAAAACAAGCATCTTTAAAGTTTGATTACTTTACATTTGCTTCTGATTTATCTGCTCATAGTGATACTATAGTTATTCCAGATAGATTTGTTCCTGTAATATTAGATGGTGCTACAGCTTTTGTTTATCAGTACAGAGGTGATGCACAACAATATACACTTAATTTTAATCGCTTTGAACAAGGCATAAAAAATATGCAAATGGTATTAGCAAATAGAACTGACTATATACGTTCTACTGCTATTATTAGACCAAAAGCAACATTTAATTTAGCAGCAGTAGGGTCAGGATAGTATGCCAGATAATACAGGTGTTTCACCATTTGCATTTATTTGTGAAGGTGGTTTAGTTTTAAATCGTTCTACCTTTATTATGCAACCTGGTGAAGCTATTGAATTAGAAAACTTTGAGAAGAATTAGTGGGTTTAGAAAATATGTAAATCATATTGTACCTCAAACATCTTCTTCTAGTGAAGAAGTTTTAATGTCTGTTAGTTTCGATAATAAAGTTGTTGCTGCTAGAGGTGAAAAAATTTTTAGTTCAGCTTCTACAGAATTAAGTATAGCTGTTGCATCTTCAACTACAATGACAGGTTCAGGAACACTAACTGTAGATAGCACAACTGGTTTTAGTTCTTCAGGAACATTACAAATTAATTCAGAAATCTTTACTTACACAGGAAAAACTGCAACTACTTTTACTGGTGTAACAAGAGCAGCTTCTAGCACAACTGCTGCTGCTCATGCTATTGATGATACTGTAAGTGAATCTTGGACAGAAAGAGATACTGGTAGAACAAGTGCAAGTAAATATAATTTTGAAAGATTTAATTTTGATAATAATGATAAGATAATAGTTGTTGACCAAGCTAATGCACCTACTGTATTTAATACTTCTTTGGCAGCTACTGATGTTTCTGATTCCTCTGTTAGTGGTGCAAAGTTTGTAGCTGCTTTTAGAGAACATATGTTTTATGCTGGTATGTCTAGCACTCCTCAAACTTTAGTTTTTAGTGTACCATTTGATGAGGATAACTTTAGTAGTGGTAGTGGTGCTGGAACAATAAAAGTTGATGATGTTATTACTGGTTTAAAAGTTTTCCGTGAAAGTTTATTTATATTTTGTGAAAACAGAATATTTAAATTAACAGGTACAGCATTAGCAAATTTTGCAATAGCTCCTGTTACTCGTGACATTGGTTGTATTAATGGAGATACAATTCAAGAATTTGCAGGTGATTTAATTTTCTTAGGTCCAGACGGATTAAGAACTGTTGCTGGTACTGCAAGAATTGGTGACGTTGAATTAGGAACTATTAGTTCTGCTGTTCAAACTTTAGTTGATGAAAATATTGATGACTCTGGATTATTTGAGTCTACAGTAATACCTGATAAAACACAATATAGACTTTTTTTTACAAAAGATGGACAATCTGCAACAGGAACTATTGGTCTTATATGTGTATTAAGAGGTAAAAATTTTGAGTTCGCAAAATTAAAAGGTATTAGACCAACATCAACTGACAGTTTTGTTGAAGATGGTAATGTTAAAGTTATACATGGTGATTCTGGAGGCTATGTATATAGACAAGAAAAAGGTAATGATTTTGATGGTACTTCTATAGGTGCTAAATATAGAAGTGCAGATTTAACTT